AGAACTTGTAGGTGTAGGACAACTTGGTGTCGTATGCACGCTGGCCGATACCTGCGAAGTGCTGATTGCCGCCAGCAAGGATGAATGCAGTCTTGCCGACTTGGTTCTCACGCAAGTACTGGATCAACTCGGCGTCCAGAACCTTGTCAGCCAGTTTGTGCGGGACATAGAACATCCCGGTCTTGACGCGGTTATAGGTTTCTGGGAACCAGTGAACGCGTTGTGGGTAGACGATGTCGTCAAACAACTCGACATTGTTGGTGGCCGCTGTGCGGTAGTGCGTGAGGTAGATCATTTGATTGCCTCTTTCGCCGCCGCGACTGACTCTGGCTCTTGCGTTTTACGCTTCATCAGATAGTCGAAGACCTCCTGAACGGAGGTCGGGTGCCAGTCTTTTGTCTCGTCGTCTTCTGAAATTCCGTAGAGTTCGCAGAAGTACATCGTCATCACTAAGCCATCGAGACTATCAATCCCGATGTCTGCCAACTTGTCTTCCATGGTCGTTGCAGGTGCTTCTTTGGCGTGAGCCGGACGAGCAACCTGCGAGACCATGTTGAACATCTCAATAAAATTTGTCATGGATTCATCGCCGCTAAAAGAGCCGCCGCCCAGTCTTGCCAGTCGTCATACTGGTAAGGGTTGGGAGCCGCTTCGTTTGTAAAAATATCAATTGCCAACAAGCCAGCCCCCCACGCCTTCCAGTCTGTGCCGGATGTTGGAATGGAGAGTTGTTGACTTGCGTACTGCTCACATAAGAGGGACGCCCAGTCCTCAAATGTCTGGTATCGGGGGTCATAGAGAAGTCCCTGATTAGTAGCCACGGACATCTCCAATCGTTGCGTTGAGCAAGACCTTACCGAGTTGATAGTCGCCGCCAGCCACATTGCTGACAAACTTCATACGAAGTTCGCGGCGTTGTTCTTTCATGTCAATTTTGTTGGTGTTCGGAGCAAACACGAATGGATCAGAAGTCTCGTCCGTAGACTGCGCATAGGGACGACCAGTGATGTACAACTCCATGTTGCCAGTCTGAATGAAGTCAGGCTCAACACGCTCAAGACGGAGCCAACGGTTCTCACCCATAGGCGAAGGCTGTGACGGGCCACCAGAGACCCAACCAAGGTCGTTGGTCTCAAAGTAAGACTCAATGGCGTTGGCGGTTGCACCCTGCACTGCATCAGTACCAATCTCGTGTTGCCACAGGCTGGTGAATGTCATCAGGCTGTTGACGGTAATCACAAGACCAGAGCCAGCGGGGATAGATGCAGAAAGCAAGTCGCCCACGGTGTAGTTCTGCCCACGGTTCACAATGGTCACAGAGGTAACGACACCAGCCGTAACAACGATGTCAGCCGTCGCGCCCGTACCTGTGCCGCCAGTAAGAGGTTGAGCAAGGTAGGTGCCGTTGGTGTATAGCGTGCCGCCAGCGGTCAAGGTGAATGCGTTTACGCCGCCGGAAGAGTTGGCCTCCCAGCCAGCATTGATGGGGTAGTGGAACACCTGAGAGAAGTACCCAGCGGAGCGACGGGCGCCCAAGGCTTGACCGAGGTCATACCAGCAGTTCTCGCGGATGTTGTAGATCACGCAGTCGTTGCACTCTGTCGATGTGCCAGACGGGAAGAACCACCAGATTTCACCGAAGCGAGGAACCTTGGCGGCAAAGACTTTCTGACGCTGTTCGTAGTTCAGATTGTCAAAGAAGTAGTTCTGGTTGAAGGTGTTTGGAATCTCTTTCACAACACCGTTGTAGAGCAGGAAGCGGTCAACACCGCACCAGTAGTAGATGCCGTCGTACTCGATCACAGAAGACGATGACAGGATCGAAGACTGCGAAGAAATGATGTCGTAGCGCCAGTAGAAGGTCTGAGGCGTGCCGCCCACCGTGATGGTGGTTGGGTTGTACGACACACGGATCAGCGAATCAAGCGACCAGAAGAGGCCAGAAGGCGCGTTTGAACCACCTCGCACTGGTAGGCCCTTGACGATCTTTGTGGAGGCCACATTGGTCTCGTTGGAGTCAGCGGAGACCCAGTCGTTTGGGTTGCCAGCCGCGCAGTTGCGGATTAAGCCGTTGTTGCCGTACACGAAGACATACGGGTGCAGAACGACCACGCCACCAGAGACATCGACATTGTTGTCAATCGTCAGCGTGGAGGCGCCAGTAGCGGTTGCGGCGGCGCTGATCTCAAAGGTCGTGGTGTTGGTCACGGACGCGACCGTAGTGCCCGATGGGATACCTGTGCCAGTGACTGACTGACCTGCGGCAATCAGACTGGTGTTTGCAACAGTCACCGTGGTGGTGGAGTTAAGCGTTGCGGCAACATTGAACACACCGATAGCCGAGAAGGTCGTGCCCGAGGTCGAGCCTGCAAGAACAGGCGTATTGATTGAACTGTCAATCAGCGAAAGGTTTTGACCGGGGTGGCAGACAAGCAATTCATCACCAGAACCGGATGAGTCAAACAGAGAGTCAAACTGCCAAAGGTTGTTTGCGTTTGGCGTGAAGTCACTTAGCGTCATGTCGGTGACGCCAGAGCCGATGCCCACATTGTTGATTGGGATCAGTTGCAGGCCATCAGAGTAGCCGTTGTAGACATTGTTGAAGTTGTTCTCAGGGATCACATAGATGCCGCGAGATGGGCCAGCCATGTCGTCGACGATCTCACGGTACCCAGCAATCTTGCGAGGGCGACCGCGCTGGAAACGAACCCAGCGACCGTCGTTGTAGAACTCCTTGTCGAAGATCGTGCCGTCGCGCTGAATGCCCGGCTTAGTGTCAAGAGCAAAGACTTTTTGCGTCATCAGAATGTCCCGCCCTTAATGCCACCGCTGAATTTACCTTCACCAGTGACAGTGATGCCCGTAGCCAAGATGTTGATGATCTGGCTTCCCAAAATTGCAAAAGCCACTTGACCAATGCCGGGGCGATACATACCCGAGTTGGTCTCAGCGGCAAAGTTGATAGCAGGGGTTCCGACCGTACCGTTAATCAGGTTCAGTGAGGTTGCACCAGCCTGCACGGTATTGGCGTTGAAGAAGTTCACGCCGTCGCACACCAGAGTCGCTTGCTGTCCGGGCGGAATAGTTGTCGACAATGCGCCGCCTGCGCTGGTCTTAATCGTCAGGGTGTAGCCGTTGTCGGTGGTTTGGTTCGAGACCACATACAAGGTCACCACCTGAGGGAAGACCACCTCCACATTCCCAGTGAGCGATCCAACATATTCTTGGATCACATTCTGCGCTTCGTTAGTCGTCAGGGTATAAGTTCCGGAGACAACAGGCTTCACCAGAGCAGAGAACGCAAACTCAGTGTTTGCGCCGTAGCCCACAGTGATGTACTCGGTGCCCGTACAAATGATGAACGCGGCATCGTTTGGCTGGAATGTCTTGGTGATCTTGCCGTCGATCAACTCAGCCGATGTCGTGCCCACGGTCATGGTTCCGGTGCCGTTGTTCTTCAACAGCGTGAACCAGTTGTTGCCTAGAGACGATGCAAGGGGAAGGGTAGAAGTTCCGGAGCCGCTTGACCACACCTTAGTTTGGGCGCGGTCAGAGGCAAGGTAGGTGTACCCGTTGGTCAACGAGGATGTGGGGTGGCTTTGATTCAGCGTGGTGCTGATTGCCAGCAAGCCATACCCGGCAAGAGTTGCCGCATCAGCAGACGAAGAGCCTGCACCAAAGGCGATGTTGCCCCATGTGCCAGCGACCGTGCTGTTGTCGGTGATGTAGATGTACTTGGCCTCACCCGGGGCCACGGTGATGATCGTGCTTGCGCCGCCAGAGGTAGTGACGGTAAACGAGTTCGAGCCAACATTTCGGATCAAAGAGTCTTCACCGACAGACGCTTCGTTTGCTGGAGGAACACGCAATTGCAGGCCAGCCGATGAGGCATTGACCTGCATGATTCGAGCGATGAAGTCAGTCGCGGTGGTGCTGTTAGACGGCCAATTCAGTTGCGTGTTGGCCGACAGTGCTACCGTCCGGTACGAGACATCGGTGGGCTGTATGACATCGCCCGTGAATGGGGAAACATAACTCATGTGTCAAGTACCGCCGCTTGTCGGTCACCGATACGCTGAATATCCTCAGTCTTCAACACCTTCATGATGGTGTCGTATTGAGCCTGCCACATGGCAATGCGCTCGTCGTTCTTCAGGTATGGCATGGCCTGCAAGAGGGAGCCGTACAGAAGAGCCTGAGGGGCGTAGGCGGTAAACCAGTTGGTTTGATTGGACACATCCAGAGGCTGGACGCGCTCGTAGTACAACACCTCAAAGGCGTAGGCCGATGCCGGGGTGGGGGCAACGAGCCAGTGGGTGTAGTCGTAGTCACAGTAGTAGGCCGGAACATCCTCAAGAGTTTGGTTCGGCCAGTACTCGCGAAGGTACTCGTATTTTCTGAGAAGGATGGGCTGTCGGACGCCGCCTACAGTCACATTCATGGACACGGTTTTATGCCACCGAGCAGGCTTTTCGATTACAGGATTACCCTGCACCATATTGCTGGTGTTTACCGTCAGGTTGCCGAGAAACTTGATCTCTGCGGCAATGACCTGCTCGGCCAGCATAATGAAGGTGGGAATCTTGGCAATCGTCTCGGCGTCACTGCGCTCAAGATATTGCTGGATGTCTGTCACCAGCGAGTTGTATGTCATTACGACGGCCATCACCACACCTTTTTCTTGATAGATTCAGGCTGTGGGACAAACTGCTTGCCTTTTTGTGTGCCCTCTCGTTTGGCACGGGTCGTAGCACCGTACTCTGCGGGAGTTAATTTCTCACGGGCTTGTTTCGGCAGGTACCGTTCCCCAGTCGCCTCTTTACCCTGAGTGGACGGCTTACCGGATCGAGTTCCCCAATCTTCTTGCGTCCACTTACTTAATGAATTATCCGCCTTTTTAGGGCCTTTGTAACCCCCTCCGCTACTCTTGTATTTTTGAGTCGCGAGTTGGGCTTTTCTTGCGCTCCACTGACCGGGTTTACCACCCTTATCAGAGGCTTTTACTTGAGACACGATCCGCTTCCATTTGGATGGATCGCTTTTGGTTGCTGTACTCATCACACCCCCATAACTTGACACTCCGCTTCACGGCGTTTTACAAGGCCCGGAAGCACTCGTCCACCGCCCCTTGTCCATAACATCAATTGTTCTTTTGCGCCTTCCCAGTCTTGCTCATTTATTTTGCGGCGCAATGTGCTGGTCTGAAGTCTGCCAACCCCAAGGTTGTAGGCAAAGTCCACGATGGCATTGAGTTTGCCCCAGTCATTTGCCTGCAAGGCAAGCGTAAGCAGAACTGGACACTGCCGGATCGTCCCGGGCGCGTATTTGTGCATCAACTCATGAACGAGCAAAGCCCGCGCCGTGGGTTCGTCCATGGGCGGGTCTTGAAGCGTGACTTTGCGACCGTCTGCGTAGAAGGTGGAGCCGTACCCAATGGTAGGCACGCCAGCCGGGCAGAGGTAGGGTTTAGCCTTATACCCCTCGAACCTCTTGCAGAGTTCGGTCGCAATGTCTAATTTCATGCAAGTCCACGCTTTGCCAGAGTCCTATCAAGAATCCAGTAGTTGACAACACCAGACAGCAGGGCCATGTCATCAACACCCCAAGCGTTCTTCAGCACTTCCAGCATCGGCTGGCCTGCGTAGTACGCCAAAATGATTGCGGCGGTCTTGGCGACGCCGTAGAGGAGCAGGAGGTAGTAGGTCATCACCGGGCGCACAGAAGCGCTCAGAGAGGCCACCC